ACCGGCCAAGGAGCCAGCGCCAGAAAAAGAGGCCGGGGATAAGGTTACAATTACTAAAGGAGGCAAATAATGGCCAACGAACATAGCGGCAACAAAACCGCAATAGGGATTGCCATTGAGGGCACGCGGGGTACGGCAGAAGCTTCCCCGGACGTGTGGCTGCCCCGGCTAAGCGGTGTCATTGACGACAAGGATGGGCGCGACTTGGTTTCGAGCGCACAAGGTTCCATCTACAAAAACACCCACAGCAAAATTGTGCAGCGACACAGTGAGGGCAGCTTTGAGGGGCTTATTGAGGATATTAACTTTGGTTACATTCTTAATGCCCTGTATGGCGACGCACCAACACCAGACGACACACCAGAAGCAGGCGTAATATACGACCATGCTTTTGTGCCGCTAGACAGCAACTTGCACCAATCACTTACGGTGTTTAAGTACAACCCGGTGCAAACCAAAAAGTTTGGTTATTGCATGATTGAAAACTTGACAATGGAGTTTTTGAAAGACCAAATTATGCGGTTTACCATGGACGTTAAGGGCTTACCCGGCGCAGATGATACGGACACGGTTAGCATTACGGCCAACAACCTGTTTGTGCCAAAGCACTTTACCTTTAAAAAGGCAAGCGCACAGGCTGGGTTGGATGCCGCAGGTGAAACCATTGTTGAGCGCGCAACGTTGACGTTTAACAAGAGCCTGCAAATGACTTGGAATGACGGAATACCGTACCTGATTATCAACGGCGAAATGGACGTTAGCGGCGAAATTACCACGGTGTATAACGCCGAAACTATGCACGACCTTGTGCATGATGACACCACGCAGGCGTTGCGTTTTCAGTTAACCAACACCGACGTTACTATTGGCACAGCCGGCAACCCACAGCTAACCACCGACGTGTATGCGGCGGTATTTAGTGATTGGTCAAAAGAGGAACCGCTTGCCGGGTTGGTTAGGGAAACAGTCAAGTTTAACGCATTGCAAAGCGGAGCAAACTTTGTAAAAAGCACGCTGCGCAACTTGCATGCAACGGCTTACGACGCGTAAAACACAAACCAATGACCACCCCGCGCAACTTTTCCTGCCGAGGTTAGCCTGCACAACGTTGCGGCAATGTGGCCACGACGGCGGAGCGGTGGCGGGGTGGCGATATAACGCTTTACCAATTAAGGAGAAAGCCCTATGTCTAGGGAAACACAAGCCCCAATTGAGGGGATAGAGCATATTGATTTTGATGATAGCAAAACAGCTGCGGAGCAACCGGGCATGGTGTTTGCCGTCACGCTTAACAAGTGGCTTACAACACGTGAAAAAATGCAGTGGCGTAACACTGTTATGGGCGAGCTTGACGCTGGAAAAGCAGCAAGGCTTGCTGCTGCCGCTGAAAGCGGGGAGGGCGACGCTGAGCTTGAGGTAAGCATACCGGTAAGCAAACTTACTGACGCAAACGTGGCAATTGCCAACAGTGTTATTGCAAGCATTGTTGACGGCAACGGCAAGGTGCCAGCCGAGGTTGCCAGTGGCGCAGTTAGTAAGGTTGATTGGCTACTTGACTACACCCGCAATGGCGAGGATGTGCTGGGCGCAGTTGGCGCATTAGGCATGGACACCGCCAGCCCAAACGTACCAAGCGGCTCTACCAAATCAACAAATGGGGTAGGTACCAAGAAGGCGAGCCGCCAGAAGAAATGAGGGAAATTTTGTACTGTTTAGCCTTTCACTTAACCCACGAGCAGTACATGGACGAGCCGGAGTGGCGCATTGATTATTACTTTGCGTACCAAAGCGGCGCAAACAAACACAAGCCAAAGGATTAATTAGGTGCCAGCATGGCCAACGAAAAAGAACTTGTCATAAAAATTACCAGTAAAGACCTTACTGCTGCGGGCTTTAGCAGCGCGCAAAAAAAGTTTGGTGCTTTACATGGGGTTGCCGGCAAGGCTTTAACGGCCATTAAGATTGGTGCCGCTGCGGCAGCTGGTGCATTAACAGCAAGTGCATGGGCTGCTGTTGATTTTGAAAGCGCCTTTGCTGGCGTGCGTAAAACGGTTAATGCCAGCGAAGCGGAGTTTGGCCAGCTTGAGAGCAACATACGCGACATTGCCAAAAGCAGCCCGGCCAGCGCAAGCAGCCTTGCGCAAATTGGCGAGATGGCAGGGCAGCTTGGGGTTAGTGGCGTTGACAATTTGACCACTTTTATTGACACGATTAGCAAAATTAGCGTTACTACCAACCTTACGCAGGAGGAGGCGGCAAGCAGTTTTGCGCAAATTGCCAACGTAATGAGCGAGCCGCTGGAAAACATTGGCCGCATGGCCAGCACGGTGGTTGAGCTTGGTAACAACTTTGCCACCACCGAGGCGGATATAACCATGTTTGCGCAGCGGTTAAGTGGCGCTGGTAAAATTGCTGGCTTTACAACCAGTGATATTTTTGGCATTGCCGCAGCCATGTCTAGCGTAGGTATTAACGCTGAGGCTGGCGGTACTGCCGTAAGCACCGTAATGAAAGGGATAACCAAAGAGGTTATTACAGGAGGCGAAAAGCTTAGGCAGTTTGCCGACGTTGCCGGCATGAGCAGTGGGCAGTTTGCCGACCTTTGGCGCAGCGACGCAAGCGCTGGATTTGAGGCGTTTGTTAAGGGGCTTGGAGCGCAAGGGGAGGATGCTATTTTAACGCTTGAGGATTTGGAGCTTACGGATAGCCGGTTGCAGGGTGCTTTTTTAAGCCTTGCCGGTGCCGGCGATTTGGTTACGCGTGCCATCGCAAGTGGCACTGCCGGGTTTGAGGAAAACAACGCGCTTACCGCAGAGGCGGAAAAACGTTACAAAACCACGGCCAGCCAAATTGCCATTTTGAAAAACAACTTTATGGATATTGCCATAACGGTTGGCAGCTACCTGTTGCCGCCACTTACGGACATGCTGCAAAAGGTTACCAAGGAAATTGGGCCAGCCTTTCAAAAACTGAGCGCGTGGGTTGGGCAAAATTTGGTGCCAAAGTTTTTGCAGTTGCGCGATGCTGCGGTGCAGCTTGGCCAGTGGTTTAGTGAAAACATGGTGCCAAGGTTACGGGCGCTTGGGGATGCGGCCATACAGCTTTGGGAAGATATTGCGCCGTTGCGCGAGTTGCTGGCAATGTTGCTAACCAAGTACATAATCCCACTGGTATTGCAGGGGCTTTTGGTTATGGTAGATGCACTTACCAAGGTGATAAAAGGCATAAGCTCGTTTATTGAGTTTTTAGAAAAGGTTGGCGAAAAAATTAACGACATTACGGAAACCATAAGCGAAGCTTTTGGCGACCTTACTGAGTGGGTGGAGGAGCAGGTTGATGCAATGGTTGCGGCATGGGAAGCGTTTGCCGACAAGGTTGGCGACGTTGCGCGTGATGTTGCAGACGTTTTTCGTGGCATGGCAGATGCCGCAAAGCGCCATCTTGACAACATAGCACGCTTTTTTGAAGCAACAAAAACCAAAGTAAAAAACACCATAACTGCCATGGGCAACCTGACGGCAAACGACGTTGCCACTTGGCTTGAGGGGTTGGAGCGCAGGATTTACGATTATGTTAGCGACAGCACAGAGGCATTTATTTTGTGGGGCGAAAGTGTTGTTGATAGCATAAAAAAAGCAGCCAGCAACGCGCTTAAGGCCGTAGGCCAGTGGTTTACAGATATGTACAAAAAGGTTAGTAGCGGGCTTGATGATAGTTTTAAGCGTATTGGGAGTTGGGTTACCGATACTGGCAACCGACTTAAAAATGGGTACAACAACTTTTTGATTGGCGTTAGTGATTGGATGACCCGTATGGGCAAATTAATAAGCAACGGCTTAAACAGTTTGCCGCAGCGGTTTACTGACTTTGTAAATAGCGCATGGCAGCGCGTAACCAATGGATTTAACAACATTTTAAACGGCATAAAAAACTGGTTTAATAGCCTTGGCAACAACACCAAGGGCAACACCGACAATGCCGGCAGCCAAGTTGCAAACAATGTTACGGCCGCTGCCGAAAACACCATAAAAAGCCCAAGCGCAATAATGCGCATTGCAAGGGCAATGGCGGCAATTTTTATAGCCATACCGGCATTGCTTGCCGTTGGGTTGGCTGATATTGGGTGGCAAGTTGCCAGCAAAGTAATGGATGCAATTGTTAGCGGGCTGCGTAACCTTGGCTGGCGCATTAAGCAGGGCATTGAGGATGCGTTTAACTGGGCGGTAAGCCAGATAAGATTGCCAACCATACAAATGCCAAGCATTGAGTGGCCGTGGCAGGGCAGCAGTGGCGGCAGTGTGCCAAGCAGCAGTTGGTGGACTGGCGGGGCCATACCAGCGGCAATGGCCGGAGGTGGTTTTGTGAGCCCATATGGACAAAAGCCGGTGCCAATTATTGCCCACGAAGGGGAGGTGGTGCTTAACCCCAAAATACCAGAACAGCGCGCCATACTTGAGGGTGGCTTTGGCGGAGGTGGTGGAGCAAACATTACCGTAAATTTTTACAATAATGATTTTACTGGCAGCCGTAGCGCCGAGGAAAAGGGGCAGCAGCTTGTTGATTACCTTAGCCGGCAGCGCGAGTTATGGCAAAGGAGGGCACAATAATGGCTGTTGTTAACGCGACTTTCCAAACCAATGACCTGCAAACGACCAACCGCATAAGCAATGCGGTTATGCACGAAAGCGCACCGCGCCGAAAGCTAAAAACGCAAAAGCTGGCGAGGGCAAACAAGCAGGTTATTACTGGCGATTCTTACGACGAAAAAACTATAACACTTGAGGGCACGCTGGTTGGTAGTAGCCAAAGTGATTTTGACGACCAAGTGGACAGCCTTAAGGACGACTTGGAGGCGCGCGAGGGCACGCTTGATATTGACTTTGGGGGCAGCACCCGGCGGTACACGGCCACGTGTGAGCGGGTGGAAATTGAGGACAGAAAAATTGACGTGGCAAGTTACCGCATTGATTTTTTATGTGTTGACCCATACGGCACCAGCACCACGCCGGTTAACCACAGCGACGATGGCAACACAAGCAGCCCGGTGACTGGCAGCGAGGTAAATGATGGTAATGGTATTGCAGAGCCGGTTTGGACGCTTACGTTTAACGACACTGAGGCGGTTGACCAAGACAACACCAGCAGCAACACCACAACCTTTATTGGTGACCAAGGCGGCACAGATGCGGACGTTGCGCAAAGCTTTACCCCAACGCAGACGAGGCTTAGCGGCGTTACGGTTGAAAAGGGCACCACTGTTGGCACCCCTGTTGGCAACCTTGTCGTTACTATTGAGGGCGATAGCAGTGGGGAGCCGGACGGCGTTGCATTGGCCACAAAAACATACACGCAGGCTGAGTGGGATGCGCTTAGTGATGGTGCGGTTTTTATACCGCTACCATGTACCTTGCCAACCGTTGGCACGACACAGTATTGGGTAGTTTTTACCGACGCGACAAACGAAAGCAGCAACAATTATTACGTTATTGGCAATAACAACACGGACACATACGCTGGTGGTAATAGGGCATACGACATTGGCGCTGGGTGGGTTGATGCAGCCACTGATGATTTGTATTTTAGCACCCATTATTACAGTGTTACGGAGGTGGAGGTTGAAAATACCACAACGCAGCAGGCGCTTACCGTAACGGAAATTATTGCAACGGACGATGTGCTGGCAATAGACGTGGAAAATAAAAGCGTTACGCTTAATGGCGTTGAGGTTGATTATGGCGGGCAGTTTATGCAGCTCAACCCCGGCACAAACAATTACAGCATTGCGATTACTGGAAGTAATTTTGATGTGGATTTGGATATTGATTACAATAAGCGGCAACTATGAGCAACGTGGCAATACGTGACTTTATTTATAAGCTGTACGATGGGCAGGGCAACTACATTAAGACCTTGGCCCCGGATGAGCTTATTAGTGATTTTGGCGTTACCAACCAAATTGATGGTGGCCAAGGCGTATTGCGCGTGCAGCTTAAACGGCCTTTCGATGATTACAACACCGACGGAATTGCCAATTACAACAACATTTTGCGGGTATATGAAATAAACCCGGATAGGCCAAAAACAAACCTTGTGCGCAACGGCGATTTTAGCGAGGGGGATGGGGCTGCTATTGGCATAACTGGCTGGTTGGGTGGCGACGAGGCTGGCGGGTGGGTGGTTACGGTTAGTGGTGGCGCGGCAAGTGGCACAGTTGTTGAGCAGGTACCGGCGGCAGGGGCAAGTGGTAGATGTTTGCACGTGAAAATAAAAAGTAACGGCAGGTACATTGAGGCCAAAAACAACACATATGGCAGCTACTACAGCAGGTTGCAGCAGGCAATGAAGCCAAACACGCAGTACAGGCTTACCGGCAGGTACAAAATAGAAAACGCCACCGGCGACGCAACCAATGGGCTCATGGTTGCGGTTCTTATGGCAGACACAACGGGGGCCGGACAGCAAGCAGCTTATGGTGTCTCAGTCGCTAAAACGGACACGGACGGTTGGGTTGAGATTGACACTACGTTTACGACGGACAGCGACATTGCTTTTGGGCATGCTGAGTGCCGCGTGTATGGGCACAACGGCACCGGCACGTTGCAGGGAGACTTTTATTTTGACAACATACGGCTTGAGGAAGTTACGCAGCCGGTGCAGGAGCGGTTGGTTTACACTGGGTACTTGGTAAGCCAAGACCCGCAACTGGACAGCGACGAGGAATTTGTGGAGCTTACTTTTTTGGGGGCCGTAAGCAAACTAAGCAATGATCTTTGGCGCAGTGGCACAGATAGCGTTATTGATGATTACGCAACCACGCTTACCGACCCTGCCGAGATTGTGCGGGCCTGCATAGACAATTACAAAGCCAGTGTTACAAACAGCCTTGTTGACTACAAAAACAACAAGTGCTTGGCCCTTGATGGCAGCACGGCCTATGCTGACGCTGGCAGTGACGCAAGCATTAACATAACAAAAAGCTTTACCGCGGCGGGCTGGGTACGCTTTGACACAAAGACACCGGCCACTACCGACAGCGGCATAATTGGTAAGTACGCTGGCGGTGGCGCGGGCTCGCGCAGCTGGCTGGTAACCTACCGCGTAAGCGGCACGCAATACGGTATTGCTGTTTACCTTATCGACAAGGACAACACGCTTTACGACGAAGTGCTTACTACGTGGGTACCGGCAACTGGCAGCTGGCACCATATTGCCGTTGCTTTTGACGCAAGTGCGCAAACGCTGCGCATTTATACTGACGGCATTTTAAGGCTTGAGGCCACAAGTGGTTTACCAGACAACCTTTACGGCGCAAGCGGCGTGCCGGTAACTTTTGGCACATACAGTGGCAGCAACTTTTTTGAGGGGGCGCTTAGCCAGTGGCGCTTGTGGGCAAGGGCGCTTAGCGTTAATGAGGTTCTTGACGATTACCAAGGAACGCCAAGCCAAACTGCGCTTGTTGGCCGCTGGGAGTTTGATAGCCTTGTTGCAGGCGTTACCCCGGACGAAACGGACAATGCAAATGACGCAACGGTTACGGGTGGTGTTTTGGAGGATGACAACCCAACGGCAACCACTATTAGCGACGTTGGCGAAACCATACGGCTTACCATGACAGACCTTTTGCACGTTGAGGCGGTGGAGCGCATACGGGAGTTTTTGCCACACAATTATTACACTTACGTGGACGCAAGCGGGCTGGTTAATGTTAAGCAGCGCAGCAGCGCAGCCGACCACACGTTTACCATTGGCAAAAACATATTGGCCATAAGCACTCATAAAACTATTGAGGGTTTGGAAAATTTTGTGCTTCTTTGGAATGGCAAGGCAAGCGACGATGCGGAGTATTTACGAAAGCTGTATTACGACAACGGCAGCATTGACACCTACGAAACGCATGCCATTAAGCCGGAAACGGATGCGCGCATTACCCACGAGGGCACACTGGACGCAAAAGGCAACCGCATTATTGAGCTGGGAAAAGACCCAAGTGTGCGCACTACGGTTGAGGTGGCTGCCAATTACGATATTTACAGCATACAGCCCGGCGACATTGTGCAGGTGCGTAACCTTAACCCAAATAATAGCACTTACAGCGACGTTATGCAGGTGGTGCGGGTTAAGTTTGACGAGGACAAGGCGCTGGTTGATTTGGCCCACATGGCTGCGGACAGGGGCAAGCTGTTTGGCAAAACTGTTACCGAGCGGGTGCGGGATATTGAGGAGGGTCTTAACAACATTACGGCAGAGCAAATTGTTGATGGCACAATTGACAGTAGCCTTATTGGTGACGCAAGCATTTTGGGTTGGGGCAGCACCCTTACGTTTAGCGCGACTGATTACAATACGGTTGCTTGGACAAGTGGAGCAATCGTTTTAAGCGACGGTACCGCGTTTGCAATTGACGCTGGCAATACCGGAAACATGGCTGCGCGTACTTACATTTATCTTGACACAACCGCAAGCCTTACAGTGCTGCAAACAACAACAACACACACGGACGCGGTGGGGATTGGCAAAATACTTATTGCTACTGCCGAGGACAATGCAGACACGGCAAAAAGCGCTGAGTACCAAGCGTTTGGCGGGCGTGGCGGCTTTGGCCCCATAATTACCGCTGATATGATTTTGAGTAATGCAATTACGGCAAATGAAATTGCGGCAAACACAATAACCGCAACCGAAATGAACGTGTCCACGCTGAGCGCAATTACAGCAAACCTTGGCAGCATTACCGCTGGCACAATTACTGGTGTCAATGTTTACGCGGACACTGGCGGTTTTGGTAGCACGTACAGCGAGGTTACAGTTGGCAATGATGGTTTAGAAGTAAATAGTGGCGGCTCAATTGACGTGCTGCTTGGTGGTGACATTAACCTTTACGACGATGCCAGCAACCCAAGCGAAATACGTTTTATCGACACTAGCGCGCCAACAACTTATTGGTCAATGTATAAAGGCACCAGCGGCTCGCAGGCTGGGTTAAACTTTATTGCGCATGGCGCAGCCGAGCAAAGCACATTTGGCGTTGGCTTGTTGGATGGCACAACTGGCGACGTGCGACCGGGCTGGATTAATATGGAGGTTGGGCTTGCCGGGGCACTCTTTAGCACGGGCATACGATTTAGCGCATATGATGACGCGTATAGTGGCAGCACTCTTACTGCTGAGCTTAAGTGGGATAGTGATGTTGGGTTTTGGAATTTGCGGCCAAGCTTGGGAATAGGGGTTGACGACAGCATTAGCGGCTACTTGCACCTGTGGGGCAATGCTAGTGGCGCAGAGGGTGGCGAAATGCGCCTATATATGAGCGCGGCATATGACACCACATACGACCATTTTAGGTTCGATGTTTACCAAGATTATTTGCGGATTGGGCGCAACGGTACCACTGACATGTACATTTACGCGGACGGTGAGACGTGGCTGCGCAACCTTACCGTGCAGGGCAACGCTGACGTTACCGCAGAGCTTGGGCGGGCAAAGGTTGGTTACAATGGCAGCGAAGCCGACGTTATGTGTGTGGCACATTTTGACCACATGGACAGCAGCAGCTTTGCACTATTTCAAAACGCCAGCGGGGCAACCGTACTAAACGCAAACACTGGGCAGCATTTGTATTTGAGGGTTGGGGATAGTAGCACCGACTTGCGTTATAGTGGTACGGCTTTTTACCCCGGCAAAAATGGTGCTATTAACCTTGGGAGCACCAGTTTGCGCTGGAATGACATTTATACAAATTACGGCGTTGTGTATGGGCACTTGCGTGCCGACACTGACAAGGGGGCGGATATTGGGCAGTACGGCACAGCGTTTAACGACGTTATTGCTGACGATTTTATAAACGTTTCGCACAGCTGGTTTGACGAGGGGGTTACTATTAAAGGTAAGGATGGCAAGCTGCGCCGTGTTAGCGATCTGGATGCCATAACGAACTTGCGGCCAAGTAAAAAAATAAACCAAAAAACCGGCAGGCCATACATTGATAAAACGAGTTTTCCAATCGAAATGCAGCGTTTTCCAAAAGAGGACAACATAAAGGCGCTAAAAAAGGCAGGCCGCAACCCAAAGCTAATGGGCACCAGTGTTACGGCAACCCAAAGCTGGTTGCTTGGCATGGTTAAAGAGGCTGGCCAGCGCATACGGCAACTTGAGGCACAGGTGGCCGAGTTGGTTGCTGGCCAAAACGTCTTACCAAATGGCAAGGTTAAGTGATAAACTGATTGCGCGCACATAAACATAAAGTTGGGGTTGCTTGCCAATAGAACGCGCTGGCCAGCTGAGTGCTGTACTTGGTTGCGGTTAGTCACTGACGACCCGCCAGCATTTTAAGGGAATTGCACCAAGGCATGAACCGAGCAGGAGGGGCGCGGTGCGGCAAGCAGGCCCAACTTTGTATTTATAAACAAAATGGAGAAAGCTATGGGTAACGAAAGCAACCCAATGGAAGATTACAAAAAAGGCAGGCAATCAAGGTTGGAGCAGGTAAAGGCACAGCGGCAGGGTGTTTTGCGGGAACTTGGGGAGTGGCAGCAGCGCGAGGCGCAAGCCAAAGCAATGAGGGAAAAATTGGCGCATGACTTAAGCGCAGTAAACGGCAGGGTTGAGGAATTGGGGCAGGAAATTAAAGAGCTTGGGGGCCAAAATGCCAGCAAGCAAAAACCGTCTAAAAACAAATAAAGGCGAGGAACGAATGGAACCAACGGCCCTTACGGTTACGGAGTATTTTTTTTGGGGTGCAGTAAGCGGAGCCGTCGGTTACGCTTATTACCTATACGTTACGCGGTATGCCTCCCCTACCAATAACCACGTTTACACTGCCGGCGTGCGTGGTTTTTTCCTTGCCCTTTTGGGTGTTATTTTAAGCAGCTTACTTGGCGGGCTCTTTGCGGTGGCCTTCGACAGAAGCCGCGCCACAAGTATTATTGTTGGTGTATTTACTTTTTTCATTTACACCAGTATTTTGCGCGGGCTTAAAAGCGGCAGCTTTTTAAATGCGATGCGTGAGCTGCTCATTAAGCTACTCACTGGGGGCATAAAATGATTGACCCAATTAGCATGGCAAGTTTATTGGTACGCATGGCTTTAGTTATTTTTTTTGCCGCTATGGCTTGGAATTTATACGAGCGGCGTTATTGCGGCATGGCAACTTTGCTATTGGGCATGTTTTTTTTCACGTTTAGGTTTGTGCTTTTGCGCGTTTTGGCAATCCACCGTTACGACTACGCAAACAGCAGTGCGCAGATACAACAGATTGGCATATGGTTACAGAGCCCAATTGTAACAATATGGGCAGAGTTGGTAATGCTGGTTGGTATTGTCATGATGGCTAAAAGCTTTAACGGCTATTTTAACAACCATGGAGGTAAATATGGCAGGAGAAAGTAAGCCCACGGACAACCCGCTTGGTGGCAAAGACCAGACAGGCAACGAGGGGCTTGGCGACGAGGAATTTAACACGGAGGGCACCAATGGCAGTTGAGTTTTACGTGCCAGAGCTTAAGGCTGCGAGCGCATGGGTTGACCACCGGCAGGCAATCCCCGGCAACAGCTTTAGTTGGGCAGGCATGCAGGATATATCCCGCATAACGCAGCTGGTAATACACCACACAGTTACGCCACGCACCACGCACCCGGACGACATTGCGCGCATGCACTTAAGCAGATGGGGCGCAAACGCAGGGGTTGGGTACCATTTTTTGATTAGTGGCAGTGAGTTTTCCAACGGCTACGCCAAGGTTTTTTACGTTGGCGACCTTGCAACATACCGTGCCCACGTGGCAAACAAAAACATTGGCCGCATTGGGATAAGCCTTATTGGCAACTTTGAGCAGGGGCACGCTGGGTACACCGGCCCACCTACGCCGGAGCAGTTGCGCAGTGCGCACGCTTTGGTGCGTGAGTTTGTGGCGCGCGAAAGCAAGCGCATGCCACTCCTTACCGGGTACGACAAGGTGGTTAAGCACAAAGATTTACAGGCCACCGCTTGCCCCGGCAACACGGTTGACCAGTGGTGGAATGCAATAATTAAAGGGGAGGTTAATGTGATTAAACTTAATAATGGCGACGTTTTCAAGGTTGGCAACGAGGCGGCGCATTGGCTTTTGGAGGGCGGCAAAAAGCGGGCGTTTAGTAGCGCGGAGGCATTTACCGAGCATCGTTACAAATGGGAGCAGGCCAAGGTTGTTGACCGGGCACAGGCAGACGGCATACCGGACGGCGCGCCGGTGTTTAGCCGTTATGAGCACGTACTTAACAAGGCTGGCCGTAAAACAATTGAGCAGCTGTTTGTTGATGGCGATGCGATTACGCCAACACAGCTTTTAACGAACACGCGCGAGCAGATTGATAAGTGGATTATTACGGAGCGCGACAGCGCTGCAAAGATTGCGGCAGCACAAAAACAAACCAAAGCGGCAAACGATGCACTGGCAAAAAAGGTTGCAGAGGTTGCGACGTTGCAAAAAGAAAACAGCACGCTTGATACGCAGGTTGAGGTGCAGGCCAAGGCAATTGCCGACCGTGACGAACAAATAAAAACGTTGCAAGCAAAGGTGGCTGAGCTTGAGGCGCAGGAGCCCATTGTTGACACCGGCGAGTTTGAGCGTGTATTTTGGCGTATTTACTTTAAAAAAGGAGGGCTGTAATGCGTATACCCGACGCGCTTAAAAAGGCTGTTTGGGAAACTGTAAAAACAGCAGGGCGCATTGCTATTAGTGGTGCCATTGGCGCACTGTTTGTTTGGGTACAGGGATTAGTTACTAGCAACACCGACCCCGGCATGGCTATTGTGTATGGCGGTATTTTGTTTTTGCTGGATAAGTTGCAATACGCGTTTACCAAAGAGCAGTACAGGCAGGATGCCGCAAAGGCACCAGACCCAATTGTAATGGCACAAAAACCAAAAGGCATTATCCCTTTTTAGCGGCAATAGTAAATTGGATAAACACAAAACCACCGGCGTTTTTATTCGCTGGTGGTTTTGTTGTGTGCCTGCCAAGGCCTGTTGCCGCTTTCAGGGCTTGGCCCTTTCCCCTTTCGGGTAGTGTCTTGGGGTGGGTTCCGGTAGGCGGGGCTACTTCGCTTTCGCGTCTGTTGCCGCTTTCAGGTTTTCCTAGGGGCCGCTTTCGCGGTGCCGCTTGTTTTGGTTCCCTCCCCGGTAGGCGGGGCTGCTTCCTTGGCAGGTTGCTGGTTGTGTTGTTAATGTTCCCCTTTTGTGATTCTATCGTACACCAGACTGGTCAAAAGACAAGAGGATTTGCAAAAGGGTTACCCTACCCCACCCGGCGCATGATAAAATTACAAGTGGCTTTCTCCGAGCCAAGCAAGGCGGTGCCGCAAGGTGCCGCTTTTGCGTTATTGCGGGTTTGCTCCCCTGCGATAGCCTATACCAAAGGAGCAACTAGCATACAAAAACATGGTAAAATTACCTGTTTTGCGTGTAGCGCCACCAGTGGCACGCTGGCGCATTTACCCCGCATAATGGCATTGGATATTTGCCGAGCGCTTTAAAAGCGTTGTCGTGGGCCATAAAACGAGTTTTTTCCGGCGGCCAAAAAAAAGTATTGCACTTTGCCACTTGAGGTGTATCATGCAGCCAACAAACCCTTTGCAAAACAGCTTAATAAATTTAACTCGGAGGCGGCCATGGGTGACAGTAAAAACAAAAGCCCGGCATTTCAATTTTACCCAAAGGATTGGTTAAGTGATGTGCGCGTGCGCAGCATGACCCCGGCGCAACGTGGTTATTACATTGACCTTTTGGCATACATGTGGCTTGAGCCAGAGGCACAGCTGCCAAATGATGACGAGTTGCTTGCCGGGTTGTTGCATTGCAGCGCGGATGATTTAAGGGTGGTTAAAGGGTGCTTGGCAATTGGTTCAAAGGTGGTTACCCAAAAACGACTGCAAGCTGAGCGGGATAAACAACGCGAGTGGCGCGAAAAGTCAAAGCTTGGCGGCTTAAAATCAGCAGCAAAACGGCGCAAGGCCAGTGCTGGTAACGATAAAGAGCAACCCAACGGTGGTGCAACCACCCTTGGTACCACCCTTGCAACCAAAGGGCAACCAAAGGGCAACATTGCTTCTTCGTTTTCTTTTTCAAAGAAAGCTAATAGAGGTGTGGATAATGTGGATAACTTTGCAAGTGGTAAAGCTGCTTTTAAAAAATTACCAGATTGGCCCCAACCAGACCAAAAGGTTTTAAGCCAGTTGGCCAAGTATTGCATGGAACAAGATCCCACTTACTACGAGGGGCAAACAGGTGCCATGCGGCAGGTGCTTAAGTGGGCCAACCAATACGGCATGCCAAAAATAAACGCGGCCATACAGGCAAACAACATACACGGCAGCCCCGGCCTATTTACGTTTAAACAATTATTGGAGGATGGCAATGTTTAAGGTGCTTGCTGTTTGCGTTGGTTTAGTGGCCGCGCTTGGTGCTGGTTACGCACAGCCAAGCCCACAGCTGCCATACAGCCACGGCACAACTGTTGTTGATGGTGGGCACGCCGGCATGAAGGATGCGCCAATTAGCGCTCCGGTAAGCGCACCGGTTACCCCTACCCTGCCGACGGAGCCAGAGCCAACACCGGAGCCAGAGCCAATTGTTGAGCCGGTTGTTGAGCTATGCGGCCCGGATATTATTATTTTTTGCGACGACATGTTGCCGCTTAACAACGGTGATGGTTGGGTGCCAACGCCAAGCACTTACACGGTAACGCTTGAGGGTGAGGCTAGTTGGTATGAAATGGGCCACACCACCAGTTGCGGTTACCCATACAACCCGGACGATATTACGGTTGCGCTGGCAATTAAGCACATGGACAAGGCCAAGTTATGTGGGGCACCAATAGTAGTTACCTATAACGGCAAAACAATAACGGCAGCCATAACCGATACCATGCCGGACAACGGCACCGGGCGCATTGTCGATTTGTCGCGAGGCACGCGCAAAGCGCTTGGCATGGGCGATTTGGGGCATGTTGTGTTGCACTATTAAGTGTAAAAGAAAACCCTTTACAAAACCCTTTGTTTTGGTATCATGAGATTGTAGCAAGTTACTTATTACCCCGGAGAAAGCAATGGCCTTTAAAGAATGGCTTAGATTTTAAAAACGGCGACGTGATGCACTTTATGCGTTATTTGGCCGTTGGTTTAGTTACTTTATAAGGAGGGTTGCAATGCAGCGCCAACAGATTCAATTGCAGGATTTACCAAAGTACAACAAGGAAAACCGCGACGTTTACGCAATGCGCAGGCAGGAAATTTTCCGCATGTACACTGAGGATGGCCTTACCCTTGTTGACATTGCCGGGCAGACCGGGTTAACCGCAGTGCGGGTTGGCCAGATTGTGCAGCAGGTTGAGCAGGAAATTGCCACAGCAGGCATTTAAACAGTTTACTTTTTACCCACCTAAAAGGAGCAAACAATGTTTGCCAAAAACAAAAACAAAAGAGCCGAAGCCGCAAACACGGCATACAACAAGCGGCTCAACGTAATGGTGCAAGCTACCTACGCCACCCGGTACGACCGCGGCAAAAGCCGCCAACTGGAAGCGCAGGCGCGCGCAATGCTGCCACAAATACGGCACACATAACACACCGGGCAAAAAGCCCAACACCTCAAAACAAAAACTAAAAAATTACTGGATAAAACAAAATGGATAACGTACAAAAACTTGAGCACTTTGTGGCTATGATGGCAAGCCCTTTAACGGAGCAACAAAAGCGCTATTGGCAAAACCTGTTTTTTACAACATATACAGGCATGCCGCACAGCGAGCAAGTTGCCGTAACACGAAAATATACCCCGCAAGATAATGGCGAGGTGGCATAATGAACGACGACGAAAAGGCACAGTTTTTGGATTGGGCCAAAACCCAATACGGATGGAGCGACCAAACAGTTGCGCAGTACAAAGGCATGCTGGATAAGGTAAAAGATTTTGTGCGCATTGCCGGGCACCGTTGGGTAAAAGATGACGGCGGACTGGACGACAACCTTAGCGAGGCAGCCGAGGTTAAAATAACCATTGTGGAGTTGCAGGAAAGTAACCGCAACAAACGCACGGCATACACGCTTGCAACATTTTTTGCGACAATTTGGCTGTTAATTCACTACATAATGAGCTAATAAAAATAACCGGCACACAACAAGCCACCCCTCCCCTACCCTAGCGGCCAGAGCGCCATATAAGCCATATATATAATATAAATATAGGCTTTTGGCACACCTCGTGCGGGGTAGGGGAGGGGTTTTGTTTTTCCTCTTTACAAAAGGGTTTTGTGATACTATCATGCAGCCAACTTAACCAATTACTCGGAGAAAGTAATGCAACAACAAACAGCCACAGAGGCCCAACAGTTTGGGCCAAAGCAAGCAACGCAGGCGCAAGCCCGGTACCTTTTAGATTTGGTCTGGCACAGCCACATTGTAATTATTCCTGTGTATGAGCTTTTTTCACAGCGTGCGCCAAAAAGTTTTTTCATACATGAGGTTGATTGGTTGAGGGGCCGGCTAACGAAGGGGTTAGCAAGTGCGGTAATTGCCGAAATTGACAAGCTGAACCCGGACAACGACAAGTTGCTTAAAATGCTTACCCCATATTTATAGTTATTTTTAAACTCGGAGAAAAAGCCATGAGCAATTTATTTGCAAAGGCAACGAAAGAAAAAGCCAAACTGCGGCTGGCCATATTTGGCCCAAGCGGTGCTGGTAAAACGTTTACCAGTCTGAGTATTGCTAAAGGGCTTGGTGGCAAGGTGGCGTTAATTGACACAGAGCGCCACAGCGCCAGTAAGTATGCCGACCGGTTTACTTTTGACGTGGCCGACCTTGATAAGCCAACGGTAGACAATTACCGGGCCTTTATTGAGCAGGCCAAGGATTATGATGTGCTCATAATTGACAGCCTTACGCATGGATGGAAAGACTTGTTGGCGGAGGTTGACAAGATTGCCAACGCCAAGTTTAGGGGCAATACGTGGAGCGCTTGGAGCGAGGGCACGCCAAAACAAAATGCCATGGTTGATGCAATACTTAGCTTTCCCGGACACGTTATTGCTACCATGCGCAGCAAAACGGAGTGGTCTATTGAGCAAACTGACCGCGGAAAAACAAAGCCAGTGCGGGTTGGCTTGGCCCCGGAGCAGGGTAAGGGGATTGAGTACGAGTTTGATATGTTGCTGGAAATGTCTGTTGACAACATTGGCCACGTCATAAAAGACCGCACAGGCAAGTTTCACGACGAAATTATTGACAAGCCCGGCGAGGAGCTTGGCAAGGAGCTTAAAACGTGGCTTAACACTGGCAAAAAACCTGTTGAGCGGGAGCCGTTGGACATACCGCCAGCGCCACCAATTGAGCAGCCTGCCCCACCAGTTGCCGCACAGGCACAACCAAAAAGCTTACCACCAAAAAAAGCGGTGGCGGAAAGTTCCGCAAAACTTCCGGCAAAAATTGGCACCAGCGCCAGCTATATGAAGGCCATAAATGATGCCATGCAAAAAAGCAACCTTGCGCTGGTTGACGTTATGCCAGCCATAAAAAAGGCCGGGTTTGCTACGTTGCAGGAGGTTACTGTTGACCGTTATGGTGGGCTGCTTAAGTGGATACAGGACAACCCAAAGCAAGAGGTAGCACAAAAGGCACAACCAACGCCAGTTGCACCAGCCCCGGCAGATGAACCATTGCCAGAGCCACAGGGCGACGATGTGGAGCAGTTGGCAGCAGACGCATTGGGTGCAATACAATGATTACTTGCGCGCTTGTGGCCATGCAGGACAGGGGCGGCAATATAAGTATGCCAGTACCACCAGAGGGCATTGTTGTTACGGTTACCAAAAACGGCAAGCAGGTTAAGGGGGTTCCAACATGGCAGGCGTAACTTGGGAGCAGATGCGCGAAATGCGCAAAAAGCACACGATGCGTGGCGTTACTGATTGGAAAGCAATGTCTAATGAGATTGAGCAGCTTAAGGGCCCAACTGGCCACATGGTGCCGGTACCGGGAAAGCCGGAGAAAACAAAGCCTGCCGGGAATCCCGGTAAAAATGCCGAGGCGGTTAGTATGCCGGACAATGTGCGCAAAATGGATTTGCCAGAAGTGCAACGGCGGCTTGCCACACTTGAGGGCACGCTGCCAAAACTTGAGGCAACGCCGGGGTGGAAAGAAAAAAACGCAGCGCAGCACGTTGAGCTTTTGGCCGGGTATTGGTTTTTGATGGAGCGGTTTTACCAAATTACAGGCGCAAGTTGGCAGGGGTTACCATGACAGAAAAAATTGAAAAGCTACAAAAAATCAAGGAGCTTGCAAAGCGAGGGGTGGCAGGCGAACGGCAAGCAGCAAGGCGGTTATTGGCTGCGCTACAAAACAAGTATGGCATTACGGACAGTGAGCTTGATGCGCAGCAGGTTGAGTGGTACGGATTTACTTACAAGACCAAATACGAAAAGCAGCTGCTTAACCAAGTATTATTTCAAGCCATAAACAAACACAGTCTCACGATTAAGAGGCATAAAACCACATTGTACGTTGAAACCACCCGGCCAATTGCAGATGTTATTAAGGTGCATTACGCTATTTACCGCAGGGAAATGGACGAGCATTTTGACCTTATGCTTGATGCGTTTATACAGCGCAACGACATTTTCCCGGAAGCGCCAAGGGATGTTGATGACGACGAAAACGAGCCACGCGATTTTGACCGGCTACGTAAAATACTTGGGTTGGCTGGCAAGCTTGACCGGGTACACATAAATAAAATGATTACGGATTAACTTATTTTTAAAGGAGGCCTATATGGCCACAGAAAAAAAACAAATTGAGGATGGAGTTAAAAGGGTTGCCGAGGCGGCACGTGCATTACCAGCGCTGTTGCCACAGCTTGAAGCCATGGCAAAGCAGGCAGAAGCAGGATTAATGGAAATGCTACACAAGGAGGTGCCAGAAAATCCAACCAAGGCAAACCAGCACCGGCAAAAAGTTTCCAAACTGCGTTACGCTGCCAAGATGTATGGGGCAACGCTGCAATTGGTTTTGGTGCTGCGCCAAATGGACGCGGAACAAAAAAGGTTTAAAATAAATAAATGGGAGTGTTGTTATGGCGAAGGCAATAAAGTGTGACCGTTGTAAAAAATATGTGGATAGCGGGTTGCTTGTTTTGGTTGGCGCGCGCAAAAACGTTTTAGGGATGTACTTTTTTGAGAATGAAAAGGCAGAGCAACAAGGCGTACACGAGCTTTGTATGGAATGTGTGGGAAAAGTTGCAAACATGGTGGCAACAAATGGCTGAGCACAAAAACTGCCCACACTGTGGGCAAAGCTTGCGCCGGGATTTTTACCGGCCAGCGCAAATTTTTATTGAGATATTGTTGCGGATGCGCACGTGGGCTCACGAAAACGGCACAGGGTATATTGCCGACATGGGAGAGGTGCGCGACAATAGCGGCAAGGTGTACACGCAGTTAAGCAAAATGCGGTACTTGGGGCTTATTGCTAAGTACAGGGAAAACGGCAAGCAGGTTGCGCGCCATTGGGTTGTTACAAAGCGCGGCAGCGACTGGTTAAAAGGCAAGGTTGCAATACCGGCCAAGGTGCGGGTGTTCGACAATAAAATTGAGTGGCGCAGCCCGGAAAGTGTTACCGTTGGGCAGGTGCATGGCAGCCAGCCATACATTGAAACACTTAACGACATTGAGTTTGATTATGCCCCGGTTGGCCAGTACGAGCCGGTACCAACGGTTGTTTTTGAGGAAAGCGGCCAAGCCAAGATGCCGCTGGGGGGGCAAAATGGATTTTGAGCAGTTTGTTAAGGAGGTTGAAATTACCGCCACGCAAAAAGAGCAGCCAAGTTGCAGTTGTTGTGGGGTTACGTGCAGCGCAGCGCTTGGCATTATTATTGCACTATTGATTATTTTTTTTATTTTTTAGGGGTATCACATGGACACATTTACACAGTACACAAAATTGCTTGCAAAGATTGCCGACAAAAAAGCAGAGCTATCCGATCTTAATGGACAACTGGACACAGTTAAGGCCACCATTGTTGACACAATTAAGGCCAGTGGCGCAAACAACATACCAACTAAATATGGCAAGTTTGGTTTGCGGACACCAAAAAGTTACGAGTACAGCCCGGCGCTGGTTAAGCAGGTTGAAAAACTGCAAGGGCAGGCACAACAAATACTTGCCGAGGCGCAGCAAAAAGTTGCCCCAATTGCCTACCAAATAAAAACCATGCAGGAGGTGGAACGCAAAGAGGGGATTGCCAAGGAGGTTGAGGGCGACCCAACACTTACGTTTACCAAAGCAAAGTAAAAGGTATTTGCCACAATGCACAAATGTGCTATATTGCAACCAATTAAATAAAACGGAGAAAGCTATGCAAACACTTGAGTTGGCCGTTGAGGGCCTGCAAACAAAAATAAAAAAGCCAGTGGTGGTTTTTGACCTTGAGACTACGCACGCGGACGCTACGCTTTGCGAGATTATACAGTTTGCCGGCGTGCGCATACCGCCAACCGGCCCTGCAACCTCGCTGGTGTTTTTGGCAAAACCAAACGTGCCATGCACGCCAGAAGCAGAGGTGGTACACGGCATAACCAACGAGAGACTCGTAAATGAGCCCGGCTTTGAGCACTATATGCCGCAGATTGTTGAACTGTTTACCGGCGCAGACGTTGCCGGGTACAACGCCATTGGTTTTGACTTGCAAATTTTGGAGCGTTACCTTGTAAAAATGGGGCATTCAACGTTGCTGGATGACGCGCACGTTTTGGATGCGTTTACGCTGTTTGCAAAGCAATACCCACGCACGCTTACCAAGGCTTTTGAGCTTTACGCTGGCGATGAAATGCAAGACGCGCACGACGCAATGGCAGACGTTGCGGCCACAATAATGGTGCTTAATGCACAGATTGACCGCGAGGGTAAGCCGTTTACTGCAGTTAGCGAGGCCACCCACATGGCACCAGACAGGCGGGTTGGTTTTACAGACCATATTATTATTGACGATACAGGCACCCCGGTAATTAACTTTGGGAAACACAAAGGCACACCAATTGGTTTTGTGCCATATGATTTTAAGCAGTGGATGCTGCGCAACAGCTTCCCGCCAAAAATTAAGGAATACATAAGGGGCAAAGCATGAAAACAAACAAAAAGCGCAGGCTTGTGGCAGTACTTGACCAAGACAAAGTTTTGATGCTTGAGGCAGAACTGGCACGCGAAAGCGTACGGCGTGGCCGCAAGGTTACCAGAACGGAGTGGATTAGCGGGATGCTTGAGGATTACCTTGCAAAACAAAAGGCCAAACATGACAGACGTACGGCGGCAAAATAAGGCACTGGAAAACAACGTGTTAAAAGCCTGCATGCAAGTGTTGCATTATAGTGGGCTGTTTCACATTAAGCGCAACAACAGCGGCAAGGTGATGGCCAGCTACAAAGGCAAAAGCCGCATTATTACGCTTGGTGAGGCTGGTTGGCCAGACATAATTGGATTTGGCAAATACAGCGGCAAGTTTTTGGGCGTTGAGTGTAAATATGACCCGGCGCGAAAAAAGAAACCAACGCAGTTGCAAAAGGATTTTTTGGAGCTTGGTGCGGCAAGTGGGTGTTACGCAGTGTTGGCCTATGGCACCGAAGATTTAAGCACCATATTGGAGCTTGAGGGTGCAGAAAAGTGGCGGCAGTTAGCCGCAAAAAACGACTAGTTTATTTTTGTGGAGGCATGCAAAATGTCAAAATGTTTAAAGGATGGGGTTAAGCTGCTTATTGAAGCTAAAGAGACTGGCGAAACCACTGAGGTTAGCCTTAAGTTTTCAGGTGAATTACCTTGCAAAACTTGCGTATTTACCACATTGCAGCTAGTTGCAGAGAAGGTGCTTAAACAAATTGCCAAAGATGATGGGCAGGATGTTGCCACCAAGTTTATTATTCCAACAATGATGACGTTTGCCGAGATTGTTGGGGCCGGTGTTGCCACGGTTGGTTTCGACATTGGTGACGATAAAAAGGACGACACCGAGGCAACGCTTAAGGACATGCTTAAGTTTACGGTGGAGTAAAAGCAATGAGTAGCAGCAGCGCAAAAAAAGTGCGGCAGGAAACCCGCAGGCACCTACGCGAACAGCACGCGCTGGTTATTGAAAATGTGGGAAAAGCAATTTTGCACCAGCTTAATGCGCAGGCAAAACAAGCAGCTTTCCCGGCAAAGACCAAGGCAAGTAAGCTGGTTTTACCATGGAGGCTGCGGCTAAAAATTAGCCTTGGCTTGCTCAAGCAGGAGGCAATACCAATAAGTAGTTACAAGGTAAAAATCATTGACCAGCAGGTTGATGTGGTACCACTTAAAACCGTGCAGCGCATTGTTGCTGATGCGGTAAAAAAATACGGCAATAATTAACAGGAGGCACACATGCCAGACATGGTAACCATTAAGGCAAAGCACGTTTTTGACACTGACGAAAAGGCGGCCATTGCAATGAGGTTGGCTGATACGCAGGCTGAGCTTGATGAGGCAAAAGATGAGCGCAAGGCAATTGGCAGCCAGTACAAAGCCAAGATTGATGGGGCGGCTGCAAACGTGCGGGTTTTAAGCAACCAGCTGCGCCGGTTTTATGACCATTTTGGTTATGGTTAGTGCTTAAAAAATTGCGCATTGATGGTGTTTATGCAGGGGTAAAAAGGAGGGTAATTATGGCAGGCACAAACAAAGTTACAAAGGTTGAAAAGCAAAACCGCGTTGAGCTTTGCATGGCAATGCTTTTGGAAGGTTACCGGCCCGGCGAGATATTTCATTTTATTTCACAAAAACCAACAGAAAAAGTTGCCACTAGCATTAAGCGCCGGTACCAAACAACGCTGCCTTGGAATATTACGCACCGACAACTTGGCAATTACTTGAAAGTTGCCACGGCTGAGATTGAAAAAAGCGTTGAGAAAAACATTGAGAGGGTGTTTACCACCAGCGCTGCCCGGCTTGACCACCTTTACAAGCGGGCCATTGAGCGTGGCGAAAGCAAACTTGGCTTGGCGGTAATGCGGGAGTTTAACAGCATTTATGGGCTGCACAAAAAGCAGCACGTTTTTAGCGGAGAGGTTACTACCAAAAGCCAAAAACTGGATTTAACGGATTTATCCAATGACGAACTTGCAACACTTGAGGCCATATTTGTTAAGGCCGTCCGAAACGTTACAGGCGATACAACAAGAGAGGCAGAGGCGTGAGTATATTGCAGCGCAAGCAAGCCTGTTTGATTATGTACGCGCCAGCTGGCCGGTAATTGAGCCTGCCACACCCTATTACAGCAATTGGCACATTGGGCTTATTTGCGAATACTTGGAGGCGTGTTACTTACGCCAAATTAAGCGGCTCATAATAAATATCCCGCCGCGCAACATGAAAAGCATATTGACCACAGTAAACTTTCCAACGTGGTGCTGGACAAAAACCCCGGCGCTGCGTTTTTTAACGGCCAGTTACAGCCAGCCGTTGAGCACTAAGCACAGCAAAGACAGGCGCGACATTATAGTAAGCAACTGGTACCAACAGGGATGGGGCAACGTGTTTACGTTGGCTGATGACCAAAACCTTAAAATGGAATACGAAAACGACCACAAAGGGGTGATGATTGCAACCAGTGTTGGCGGCAGCAGCACCGGTAAGGGTGGCGACATTCTCATTGTTGACGACCCGCACAACCCACGTGGCGCAGATAGTGACACGGTTAGGCAAACAGCATTGGATTGGTACGACCAAACATGGAGCACCCGGCTTAACGATAAAAAACGTGGAGTAATGATTGTGGTTATGCAGCGGCTACATGAGAACGACCTTACCGGGCACCTGTTGGAAAATAGCGGCGAGTACACCCACCTTAAGGTGCCAGCAGTTGCACCAGAAAAAGTAGTATACAGCTTTCCCATTAGCGGCAAAAAAGAGGAGCGCGCCGAGGGGCAGCTTATGTGGCCAGACAGGGAGGGGCCGGAGGAAATTGCGGGCGCACGCAAAAGGCTTGGCAGCTATGGCTTTGAGGGGCAATACCAACAGGAGCCCAACCCGCCAGAGGGCGGCCTTGTTAAGCGTGAATGGTGGCGAAGGTACAGGCGCATGCCGCAGCGCTTTGACTACCTTTTGCAGAGCTGGGATTTGACCTTTAAAGATTTGGAAAGCAGCGACTTTGTGTGTGGGCAAGTGTGGGGCGTTTATGAGGCTGATGCTTATTTGTTGGATTTGATTAACGAAAAGCTGGACTTTGTTGCAACCATTAACGCAATTGCCGACATGAGCAACAAGTGGCCCAACAGTGGGGCAAAATATGTTGAGGACAAGGCCAACGGCCCGGCGGTAATAAGCTCATTGCGCAACCGGGTGCCGGGGCTTATTGCGGTTAACCCGGAGGGCGGTAAAATTGTACGGGCAACGGCGGTAAGCCCATTTATTGAAGCGGGCAACGTATACTTGCCGGAGGATGCTGATTGGGTGCAGGACTACCTTACGCAGTGGATTAAGTTTCCGCACGGCAAGCACGACGACATGGTGGACGCAACTACACAGGCTTTAAACCAGATATTTTTAACCAGCGCTGGCGAGGTATTAGTGGGGTAGTTTTCCACAGCTTGTGCAAAGCATGTGGGTAACTGGAAAGCATAAACTTATTGTTGTTGTCAAGTTGACCATAAACATGAGAAAATACCACCGACGTAAGCGCTTACACAAGGGGGCAATTTATGGGTATTTTTGATTTTCTAACCAAAGCGGGCCGCGGAAAGCCACCCAATGACCGTATATGGTCAAGCCTTATGGGTAAGGGCAGCGCAAAAATGAAGGACAAAAACCCCACGGAGCTTATACAAAGTTACCGTGGCGTTGTGTATGGGTGCGTAAGCAGTATAAGCGAGCTTGTTGCCACAATGCAGCTCAAGCTGTACCAAGTCAAAAAAAACGGAAAGCGTGACGAGGTAGAGAGCCACCCAATACTTGACGTGCTTGGTAAGGTTAATAATTATATGACCCTTAACAACGCGCTTGAGCTTTTGCAGCAGCACATGGATTTGGCCGGTGAGCATTTTTGGTACGTTATCAAAAACCAACTTGGCGAGCCAATGGAAGTGTGGCCACTGCGGCCAGACCGAGTTACCATTTACCCAAGCAGCACGGAGTTTATTAGTGGGTACGGCTATACCCCGGAAGGCGAAAGCACGCCAATCCCGCTTGAGCGTGATGAGGTGGTGCATTTTAAATACTTTGACCCCGACAACATGTACCGCGGCATAAGCCCACTGCGCGCGGCCATACGCGAGTACCAGATACATGAAAGTGCGCAAAATATGAACTTTGCTATGTTTGAAAACATGGCCATGCCGGGTGCGGTAATGAGCACTGACCAGACAATTGACAAGGCAAACTTTGAGAGAATGCAAAAGCAGTTTGAGCAAAAGTACAAAGGCAAGGACGATGCCTTTAAAACCATGTGGCTAAGCCATGGGTTTAAGTACAACCCGGTTAGTATTAACCCTAAAGATTTGCTGCTTGTCGACCAAATGAAAATGACCGCGGAGGATATACGTATGGCGTTTAAGGTGCCAAAAACGGCACTGCTTAGCGTTGATGATGTTAAGTTTAACAACGCGGATGTTACCCACCGCATATACCTGCTGTACACAATTGTGCCCAAAATGCGGCGCATTGTTGACACGCTTAATGAGTTTTTTGTGCCAATGTTTGGGCAGGCCGGGCTTGAGCTTGGTTTTGATAACCCGGTGCCAGAAGATGTAAAAATGCAGGCCGAGGTGGCACAGCAGATTGTGGATATTGTTAAAACGCGCAACGAGCTACGTGACGAAATGGGGCTGCCGCCAATTGCCGGTGGCGAAACGCTTTACATGCCATTTAACATGGTGCCAATTGGCAGTGGCGTAAACGAGCAGCAGGTGCGCAGTCTTGAGCAGCAAAACAGCCTACTGCAAAAGCAGGTTGAGGCGCTTACCAAGGAAAGGAATAAAATTAAAATGTTGGAGGCCCATGCCACTAAAAATTGACCGCGATATTGCATACAAGCAATTTTTGGTTGCCCAAGACCCATACGAGCGCAAGTTTGCCGATGCGCTTGTGCCTTTGTTTACTGCGCAGGAGGCGCGGGTAATTGCCGCAATGGGAGGCAGCAAGGCTTTTACTATTGCCAAGACGGTTGACAATTGGCTGCCAAATGCCGGGCAGGAGGCTGCGGTATTTTTCCAAGCAACATGGGGTATTTACGAGGACATATTGGTTAACGAGGGGCAAGCAAGCCTTGATTTTTTGGGCCTTGACCAAGTGTTTTTGGTGCAAAATGTTGACCTTGGGCCTTTTGTTGACAAGGTAAAGCTTAGCCATTGGCACGTACAAAACAACACGCGCAACCGATTACGCGACACGTTGCAGGCAGGGCTTGAGGCAGGGGAAGGCATTAGCGAGTTGCAGGAGCGTGTGGAAATTACTTACGACCAAGCACGCGGGTTTAGGGCTGAAACGATTGCACGCACGGAAACAGTTAAGGCTTTCAATTTTAGCCGCATTGCCGGGTATGCTCAAAGCCAAGTTGTAAGCCGCAAGGAGTGGCTTAGCACCCGCGACAACCGCACACGCGGCAATGACGTTAACGACGAGTTTGACCACTTAAGCCCGGATGGGCAGGTAAGCAACCTGCATGGTTTTTTTGATATTAGCGGGGAGCAGTTGGCATACCCCGGCGATCCTAGCGCCAGCCCCGGAAACATAATTAACTGCCGCTGCACGGTGCTACCGGTAATTGATGATTAAACTGCTTTCCCAATTTACCCGTACTTGATATTATTTAATCGTCCCAATTTAGTGGAGAACCCACATGCTTAAGCAAATTTTTAACCTCATTGTAAAAGAGCGCACCGAAAAGGGTGGGCGTATTGTTATTAACACTGGCGCTGTTGACCGCATGGACGACAGGGTAAGGCCAAACGGCGCAAAGATTGCCAACTACCTAAAAAATCCGGTAGTGCAGTGGGGCCATAATTATCACGACCCTTGGGCCACTATTGGCAGCACTACCAAGCTCGAAATAACGGACGAGGGCATTGTGGCTGAGTTTGAGTTGCGCGAGCCCGCCAACGACAGCGACCCGCAAAACATTATTTTGGCACTATGGAAGCAAGGTTTGGTGCGCGCAGCCAGCGTTGGGTTTAACCCATTGGCCAGCGAGCCCAACGAAGATGGTGGCCGCGACTTTGTTAGCTGGGAGCTTTTGGAGTGGTCATTGGTGCCAATACCAGCAAACCAAGAGGCACTTGCCTTGGCATACAAGGCAATTGGAGGTGGTAACGAAAGTGGCAAAACCGTTGCAAAGCAGGCAAAAGATGTAAACAAAACCATAAGCGTTACGCCAGCGGAGCTTGCCGAGTACCGTAAGGCCAAAGCGCTTACCAGCCAACACCAGCCGGTTATAAAGGAGTACCGCAAACGCATGGTGCAGTTACGCAACATGTTTGGCGTGCCCATTACCACTGACGAGCTTAAGCAGATTGATATGGTGTTTGGCAAAGCAATTAAGGTATTACGAGTTGTTAAGACTGGCAAACCGGTCAACGGTAAAAGCGATGCGGCAACCCCGCAACGCAAGCACGCGGCAACCCCGACCGTGCAAAAAGGGCTTACCGAAAAGCAGGTTGCACAGCTTACAACGGAAGTGATAAACGAATTAAATCAACAATTAGGAGGCTAACCATGGATTTAGAAGCCATGAAAAAGCGTCTTGCTTTTTTGCTGTCAAAGGCAGAAAACGGCGAAACACTTACGCCGGAGCAAGAGGCTGAACAAGAACAGTTGGAAACCGACATTGAGGAGGCCGAAGCGGCTGACGAGAATGCCGGCGACGAAAACGCTGACGAGAACGCCGGAGAGGGTGCTGCCGCAGATGCAGCCGCAAAGGCTGTTTACGTGCCGGCCTCACAAATTAGCGCCATCGTTAAAAGCGTTGTGCGTGAAGTTGTGAGCGATATGCGTATCAAACCTGCCCGCAAGGCACTGCCAATTTTTGGCAAAAACGTGCAGACCATGCACAAAGTGAGTAAAAAGCAGTATGACTTGGCCGATTACGTCAATGCTATTTACCGCAAGGATGTTGGGTTGCTTAACGAGATTATGCAAAAAGCAACCATGAACGTAACCACCAACGCAGAGGGTGGTTACACTGTGCCAACCGAGCTTTTGGGTGAAGTGCTTAAAATCGTTGACGATTATGGCATTACCCGCCAGCTTGTTACGCGCAGAAACATGACCAGCAACAAAATGGACATGCCCACCAAATCTGGTGGCGTTAGCTGGTACAAGGTGTCCGAAAACAGCGCTGGCACGGAAAGCAGCGTTGGCTTTGGTACCAAGCAGCTTGATGCTACTGACTACCTTATGGCAATTGCCCGCAGCTCGCAGCAGTTGCTTAAGGATAGCGCGGTAAACATTCAAGCTTACCTTACGGAGGAGTTTGGTTATGGCTTAAGCCAGTTTATTGACGCTGAGGTTTTGGCGGGTGACGGCACCAACTTTACTGGGGTGCTAAACGAAAGCGGCGTAAACGTCATTACCATGGACAGCGGCGACACTGCGATTACTGACTTTAACACTGACTATGCCAGCGAAATGATTGACGCGCTGACCAGTGGCGAACGACGTAACGGTGCATTTTTCTTTAACAAAGCTATTGGTGGAGTGCTGCGCACCCTTAAGGATGCAAACGGCAACCCCATTTACCAGATGCCAACGGCAAGCGACCCCGCAACGCTGTTTGGTTATCCGATTTACTTTGTTGAGGATGATGTGCTTCCTGCCGCACCAGCAGTAAACACCAAGTACGGTATCTTTGGCAGCCTTAAAAACGTTACCATGGGTATTCGTGAGGACGAAACCGACCTGCAAATTAGTGACGTTGCTGTTGTTGGCGGTGAAAGCACTTGGGAGCGCAACCAAGTTGCGTACAAGATGCTTATGCGTGCCGACATTAAAGTTGCCTTTCCCGGCGCATTTAGTGTTATTCGCACCAGCGCAAGCTAGGCCAGCGTTGTTGGCTGGGGCTGCTTATGTGGCCCCGGCCAGCTTGCTTAAATAATTACAGGGAGGCAAACAATGCCGATTTATGAGGCACAATATGGTTTTAGGGTAAAGGGAGCCTTTTACCGAGCTGGCACCAAGCTGGACGCACCCGCGGAGGTGCTTGCCGATGCTGGGGTGCTTGATTTGGTAAAGGAAATACCCGCCGCCATTGAACCACCAAAGGAATTTTTGGCAGACAAGCCAAAGCCAGCGGACGAGCCAGTTAAAATTGAGGCCACACCGGAAGTTGATGCGGACGCACCCGCGGAGGGTGAGGCTGAAACCAAAGAGGCTGAACCTGAAAAAAATCGCGCCATGCAAACTGGCGACGTTAAGACCAAGACACGTACCAAAGGAGGCAAATAATGTCCTACGAACCTTATACCCCGCACCAGCAGCAACGCATTAAGGGGCTTGGGGAAGACCAGAAGCGTGCGCACTTTGCCCACTACCAAGCCAGCCCAACGGCTGACGCGGCAGATGCGTTGCACGCGGCTGTCACTGACGACAGCACGTTGCAAGTTATTTTGGATGCAATTACTGACCCAAACGACCTTGTGGCAAACGATGATATTACCGGTGGCACGCAGGTTGTAACAGCAACCGCAGGAGGCACTGCCGGTGATATTAAGGCAATCCAAGTACACGTTTACGGTACCAATGCGGCAGATGCAAACATTGACGAAGAATTGCCGGCGTTTACTGTTAACACAGCAGGCACGGTTACTGGCGCACTTGCCTTTAAAACCATTACCAAAATTATCATCCCTGCCCATGACGGCACCGGCGCAACAACCAGTGTTGGCGTTGCTGGGGATGTTGATGCGATTTTGCCAGCTGAAACAGACCAAGGGGTTACCCTTACAATTACTGAGCTTGACGCGCAACCAGATGTACCGCGCTGCATTAGCGCAACCGCTGGTGGCACGGCTGGCGACGTTAAGGCAATCCAAGTTGGCCTTACCGGCACAGACGTTGCAGGTAGCACCATTACGGAAGATTTGCCAGCGTTTACAGTAAACACACCGGGCGCTGTTACGGGGGCCAAAGCCTTTGCAACGATTACCCGCGTTGAGATACCTGTACACGATGGTAATGGAGCGACCACAAGCATTGGCGACAGCGACATTTTAGGGCTGTACCACAAGCTTGCACGCAACACGGTTGTAAAAACTTACCTCAACAACGCGCTTGAGGGCACAGCCCCAACGGTTGCAGTAAGCGCAACGGTACCAGCCAGTAACACCATTGACCTAAATAGTGCTTTGGATGGTAACCAAGTGGACTGCTATTACTTGGTTGACGCGGACAACATCTAAACAAAGAGGCAACAATGGCAGACTTGACAACCACAACCTACGTTAAAGCCCACCTTGGCATTACTGTTACAACATACGACACGTTGTTTGCGCAGCTAATTGCCGGGTTGTCTGCCTTTGTGGAAAAGTACACCGAGCGCACGTTTGCCAATACCGACTACACAGAGCGGCTTGACGGCCCCGGCCATTACGAGCTGTTTTTGACCCATTACCCGGTCAATAGTGTCGCAACGGTAAAGCGAAACGATGGGCAAGTGGGCAACCCTAGCTGGTCAACTGTTGAAAGCCAGTATTATGTGCTGTACGCAGAGGCTGGTTATTTGTACCGGGAGCTTGGCTTTGTGACTGGGCACCAAAACTGGCAGGTAGCATACAGTGCCGGCTATGGTGACGACCCCGCAGACATGCCACTGGACTTACAACTTGCCATGGCCAACCTTGTTGGCTACCTGTACAAGCAGCGCACACAGCAGGGCGTTAAGGGCTTTCGCACCGGCACCTTTGCTGTTACTTACCAAGATGCGGCAGTTGCCATGGAGCAATTGCCGGCAGTAAAAGCTACCCTAGAAAGCTATAAGAGGCGCAATGTCTGAAATACTTGACATACTTAACGCCACCGGTACCGTTTACCGGCTGCGCGGTACGGACGTAAACAACAACAAGCAGGAGTATTACTCTTTTGCCACCGGTGTTGCCGTGCGGCTGGAAAGCATTAGCGACAGCGATGTTATGTATGCGCAAGGCGACCTTACAAAAACATTTAAGGTGTATGCAGCGGTTGGCGCATTTAGGGAAAGTGACAAGCTGGTTATTAACAGCACTACGTATTACGTGGAGGGCGTGCGTACCTTTAACCAAGAGTACGGTGCCCACCTTGAGGCGATAGTGCATGAAACGAGGGCGCTTGATGCTTAATGCAAACGATTACCAAATATCAATGAACGTTGCGGAAATAAAGCACATGTTTGACATGGCACCAAACATTACGCGCGAGGAAGTTGGCGGCGCTGTTAAAAAGGGCACGCTGGTTACCATGCGCAACGTAATGAAGGAAAGCCCTGTTGATACTGGCCGAAACCGCAGTGCTGTAAACGCAGAGGTTACTAGCAGCCAAGGCAAAATTTTGCCCGGCACAAAGTACACCAAGTACATTGAGTTTGGTACCAAAGGCCCACGAAAACCGCCACCATTGCGTGCAATACAGGTTTGGGCAAAGCGCCACGGCATACCTGCTGGCGCATTGCAACGCTCAATTGCCCGCAAGGGTACCAAGCCCAACCCGCACTTTGCACGCGGGTTTGCCATGTCTAAGGCCAAAATTGAGCAGCTGTTTGACACAGCGCTTACACGCACAGCTGCCCGCATAGCAAAGGTGAAATTATGACAACGTATTCGAGCTTGCACAGCGCAATTGTAGCCAAGATAACAAGCATAAAAACTGCCGCAAAAATACAGCAGATTGCTGGTGCCGACTTGCCAGCAGGTGAGTGGCCATTGGTTACCGTAAGCCCTAGCGACAACGAAAACGATTACTACACCACCGAAAGCACAATGCGTGGTTACGGCTTCAACATAAAAGTTAAGCATGTGACCAATAAGGAGGTGCTTGACCTTGAGGACGTGGACGGTGTACTTATGGCAGTGGCAGACGCGATAATTGACGCGTTTGACAATGACGAAACTTTGGGTGGCGCATGCCACATTAGCCAGCCGGTTGCTGGGCCGTTTGACTTTGAACGTGCAGCGGTTGGCGAGGTACGCGTTGTGCTGCTCAAGCTCAAATGCCAAGTGCATAAATACCTGACATAAAGGAGGCCATCATGGCAAACAAAACAGAGGCCAAACCATATTTGCAGGAGTACGCTTTTCCGGCGCACCCCGGCATTGTGGTAAAGGCTAACAACCACAAGGAGGCGGTTGTAAAACTTAACGCTGCGCTCAAAGCAAAGACGGAACCGGCCAAGGAGCCAGCGCCAGAAAAAGAGGCCGGGGATAAGGTTACAATTACTAAAGGAGGCAAATAATGGCCAACGAACATAGCGGCAACAAAACCGCAATAGGGATTGCCATTGAGGGC